AAGCTTCTCTAATTTTTTCTTTGTCAGTGTAGAGAGGATAAAAATATCCTTTTTGACCTATACCAAAACCACTAGCGCCTGTTCCAAAGACTGCAAATGGTTTAGATTCATCCAATGGTTCTGAACCTGTGGAAGCAGCTGTTTCTTCTTCCTCGCCAAGTTCCATTAATTCGCCTGTAGATTGAACAGCATTATTGAAACGAGTCTCTATTATCTTTTCATAAGTAACATTCCAAGGTGCTATTATTTCAGGCATAATTAAAATGATATCGACATGAATAGATCCATCTGGATTATACGTATCGTAATTTAAAATCAATTTATCATAATTTATATTGTTTTTTAAATACACGGCTAAATCGAATGTTTTCTCAAGTGCTATCTTTCCATCTTCACCAATAAGTTCATAAACCACTGCTCTACCGTTAGTCATCAAATAGTTTATGCCATCGGTAACGTCTAAATCTTCGTCATCACTCTGTCTATAATATGCTTCTGAAACAACTAATCTAAATTTTTCAAATCCTGCTACGCCTCTTAATCCTGGCGCCGAATTTATGAGTTGCAATACTTGTGCGTGTAAATAATATTGTTTAGCTAATAATAGTTTGTCTTCTTTGCTTAAATGATTTATACTTTGTGGGTCGCCGAAGCCACCTAAAAATTTAGACATGGTAACATTTTGAGATAATCTAGTTCTACCAGTTATATTAGGTTGAAACGTAGGATCATATTGACCATCAACAACTATGTCAACTTTTAACGTCATACTTGAAATACCTTACCTTTTGGATTAGAAGGACCAATAGCTTCGGTACCTCTTTGTGCTTTATCACTTGCATTTACTACTTTACCAAACTTAGGCGGTATGGTGTTTGCAAAATCTTTTGAAACAGTACCATCTGAAATAATTTCACCTACAAAGGTTTCATTAGCTATATTGTTTGGATCACGTAATTTCGATCTTGCAGTTTTAGTAGTCAAATCGACTTTACTGATTCCACCGTAACTTCTACTCCTATCAACACTGTATTGTAAATCTTGAAATGCATCTATATCAACTTCTCTTACACCATATTCTGGATTTGCTAAGCCTGCGTTTATTATTGATAATGTAGGTTGACTTGTTTGAACAGTGTCAGTTGAAGTATTCGATGCACTTCCACTATGTGCCGGTCCTACTGCAGCCGTCCCTGCTTTTTCCGCACCTACAGCAGTTCCTTGTAAATCACCATGAAACGTTGGTGCAGTTACGCCATTTGTAAAAGTTGACGACTTGCCAAATATATTTTGTGAGTAAAAAGTTATTTGATCGCCACCTATTGTACCTGTGTTTCCTACTGCAGTTAAACTTTTTGCAGTAATGTTTATATCGGGCGATGATGTAATTATTTTACTTTCACTCGTCATTGTGAGTTTTCCATTAGCATCCAACTCAATAAAACCTTGTACATCTGTTTCATAATTACCTTTTATAATTTGATTTTTATCACTTAATACAGTAAGAGTATCTACACCCAATACTGTTTCCGCACGATTTTCCATAATAGTTGTAGTTTTATTTTTAGTTATTGATTCTAAAACTGAACCTCTTACATTCTCTTCTTTGTCACCAATAACATTTACATTAAAGTCTCCGCCAACCTCTAAATCAAAATCACCTGCAACTCTCATTTTTAAGTTGCCGTTATATACTACTTCACCATCGCCTTCAACTATGACTTTTTCGTTTGCTGCAACTATTCGTAATGTATTGTTTGTTGAACTTAATATAACACTTCCATCAGCTCTCATCTCCACGCCAGATCCAGTTCTATGTCTTATCATTACGCGTTCACGGCCATTAGTGTCATCATATTCAATTACATGACCTGATGATGTTTCTTTTACTTGATTTTCCGGATACTGAGTAGATGGCTCATCATTTAGTTCCAAATCAACGCCCGGCACACTTCCACCGATGTAAACATTTTTAACTCTTGTACCGCGCGCAATATTGTTTACAGAAGATACACCGACGTAGTCTTGTCTTGGAAACCTTTTATCGGGATCTGATCTTCCATCTGTAGGATTAGCTATCGATGCGAGTTCGCTTGGATCTATTTGATCAACGTCAGCCACTATCTACTCCTATTTTTATTTAATTCATTACCAAATGTTTTAACAGTTGTATTATTAGTATTTAATTTGTTAACAATATTATTGATTTCTTTATTTCTCTGCTTCATGCCCGCTTGAAATGTTTTATAGTCTTTATCAAATTGTGCTTTAACATCATTCTTCGGTAAATTTTCTGCACCAAATTTTGCTGCAGCTGCATTTCTACTTTCACCATTGAGTAGAGCTAAAGCACCTCCAGCTTTCTTCATTAAACTATTAGCGTCATTATTAATTCTATTGCTTTCAAGTAAATCATTTATATTTTGATTTGCTTCTGATAACGGTATAGGTTTATTTATAGTAGATGATGTAGTTGCTATTTTTGTTGGTCTTGTGATGGCTCTTTCAACTTTGGTTGGAAACTCATCTAGTTCTGATAAGTCATCATATCGATAAACAAATCTAAATTTTGACTTTACAGTTTGTCTTACATCGAAAGTATTTTGTACATCATTACTTACTTCACTTGTTGCATAAACACCACAGTCCGGAAACACCGCAAACCAAGCTTTTAAAAATCTATCATAAGTTTCAAACATCTTTGCATTTGGTTTTTTTCCACCTGATACAAATGTAAGCTGAAGGCCTGTTTTATTAAATCTAGGATATGCACTTGGTGTACGAGTCTTATCAATAGGTCTACCTCTTTGTAAGCTTCCATCAGTTAAAATTAAATAATGTGAGTTTAGTCCATAATCATTTGGTCTAATTGATATTCTATCGAGTGCAGTTTCAGCTGGTGTTTTATCATCTGCCGCAGTATTAGTTTCTTGTATTTCTTTTGTGAGTATTTTAAGTTGAACTTTTTTTACACCTTCATTCATCGCTCTTGCATTAGCTTTTTCTGGCGGACCTGTAAACTTAAATGTTTCATGCACAAATAAACCACCTATAGCATCTTCTTCTGTGCTATTAGGACCTCTACGTGATGAACTAAATTCACTTATTAGTTCTTCAGTTGAATTAACAAATGTAAATTCGTATGATGCTGGAGTTGCGTATCCTTGAAATGCATTTTGATTTTGTAAGACATACGATATTGTCGGTGCACTTACATTAACAGTATTTCCTTTGCTCATATAAGTTGAAAGATTTGTTTGAGATCCGCCTTGTTCTATTAAATCTTTTACGTTACCACCGAACGCAGATGTTATTGAAGGTGATGGATTGTCGAAAATCTTTAAACCATTTAGTATACTACCAAACACACTGCCGACTTTATTTAAAAGTGTTCCTATAAATTGACCTGCTAAATTTTGTTTACTTCTAGCCAGTCCAGAAAAAGCACCAAACGGATCTAAATTAAATCCACCATTGTTTAATTTAAGTTTCAATTTTTCTTTGTAAATTTTTGATGCGGTTTGTACTGAAACGGTTGAAGGGTTATTTTCGGGTTTAAGAGAATTTATTGTAAGCGAAGGATTAGCAGAAACGTTTGATGCATAAGTTCTTATTTTTTGAGGAGATAATCCTGCAAAGTTTTTTTGCATTTGCTTTAGTAATGACTGTGGTGCTCCACTAGTCACTATTTTCTTTAATGTTCCGTTTGCTGCTGGTGCAACACCAAATATGCTGGTCAGCTCACTTGCATTTGTTGTACTTACTAGTAATCTACCATCACCTGCAGCACCTGTTAATTTTACTGGCATAATTCTCTTAGTGATTAATTCACCTTCTTTAGCAAATGGTGTCAATGACTTAACGCCATTGGTTTCATTAAAATTGCCGACTACAGTACCTTCATTACTAATTTTATTTTGTTGTTGAGATTCTAGTATATAAGTTCTATTAGTGTCAAAAAATCTAGTATTCTTCGCTGCAGTGTTTGCCTTCGTTATTGGAACTATTTTCTTTAATGCTTCTGTATTCAACGGAGGTGTGTAATTAATTTCTACTTCATCATAATCTTTTCTGATAGTTAATATACTTGTAGCACTATCAAAACTATATAAAACACTAGGAATATTTGTGTATCTATATTCAGGACCGGAATTATTTAAAAACAACCTACGATATTCAGGATCAATTTTACGCCTCATTCTTACGCTATGAACTTGAACTGTACCTAAAGGTAGTTGTATTGAACTTCCGGTTGCTATTAATATTGCCATTATACGTTCACCAATTTATCGAAAACTTCTTTTCCGTAGTTTATTCTTCTATCTGTATGAGCCACAGCTTTGTTAGGTCTTTCGTATGCATCTTGAAAAGCTATTGTTGCATCTTTTACTGTGTTAGCTTTTCTCAACAATCCATCACCTAAATAACTAAATGTTTCTAGTTCATATTTAGTAAATAATAATTGTGCACCTAAAGTCAGATGATCTAGGCCTAAGCTTGCAGAGTAATCAATGAGTTTACCTAATCTATTTCCTGCTGCTTCTGCTGGATTCCATTGTGCTATTCCGGTTGAGCCTTCTGTTGGTGCAACTGCTCTTGGATTTAATGTTGGTCCAGATTCAACACAAAAATTACCTATTATTCCACAAGCTTGTTCAAAAGAATAATCTCCTCCTTCTTGTGATACAAAGAAGTTAAATGCTTTTGTTATATTATCATTACCATCCAGATCTAAATCAATATTACCTCTGCCAGATTTTTTATCAAGTGTAGGATATTTAATGTTGTCTGCATCTCCAGCCTGATTTGCGTAAGATTCTATTTTAGGTATTGATCCGATAACTAAAGGTAGTTGTGAATTTTTTCCATCTAAGAAGAAACCAAACACCTGAGCTCTCGGTTTTAAACTACTATTAGCACCTAAACCTGAGCTTCCTCCTTCAGTTACTGGTATTGCAACTTGTGCCCATGGTAGATCTGCGTTAGGTATTAATGTAGTGTCTGGTGTATGCACACCTTGTATTCTAACTTTAACACGGTCGAGTTTAAGTGGATCATCGACATCAACGACGAGGCCAACAAACCATCTATTTTGATCACCATAAAACATTTGACTCATGATAAGCTTATATCCTCTCCTAATGTCCCTAATCTACCGCACAATAAAGTTGTATTATACGCTTCTTCAGAAAATACATGTTTTGCTGCACATATCACATAGTCTCCAGATTTTTTGGTATCATACAACAGTTGCGCTTCTCTTTCATTAGTGCTTGCTGTATCTATAAAAAGTATTCGTATAATTCTTCCGATCGTATAGTTATTGTCACCAGTTAAAAATTCTCTGCCTCTTACAGTAATTTCAATAGGAGATTTTGCTAAGAAAGATTTCATAGCTTTTGCAATTATTTTTTTCTTATGACTCGCTGCATCATTCTCTTCATTATAACTTTTAAACTTACGTGTTGCAGTTGTATATGCTCCACTAGAAGCTATTTGAGTTATGGATCTTGCATTATATGTAGATATTTTTTCATCATTAATTTTATAATCTGGAGCATAAACAAATCTATCATTTTCACCACCGAGCAAATCAGCGGCTGCAATATCTTTGAAAGTTTCTTCAACATCATATTTAACTCTATAAGGTGCAGCAGTCATTGTGTTATAGTAATAATACTCACTACCAACTAAGCCTTCACTTATTAAAGAATGTAAGTCTTCAGTTTCTGATATTTTAAAATTAATAATATTATAATGTTTTTGATGATGAATTGTATTTGCCGTCATACTAGGCGCATAAACAAATGGAACATCTTTATTCATTACTTGTTCTGACAGTATTGTGCCTAGATCTTTCATTATAAGATTATTAGTACCTAAAACTGAAAAAATGTAGTAAGGCATGCCTATATTGCTTACACTTCTATTTTTTAACCATAATGCCGCTTCAATTGGATTTAAGTTAGGTATGATGACTTTAATATTACCCGTTCCTTCATTTCCTAATGTCAAAAGATCGCGATCTAAGTATTCACTCATAATTTTTGTGATAATACTTCCAGTTGTTCCGGTATAAGAACGACTTATATTTTGCAGTGATGATTTAAATGAATGATATTCGATACAATGAAATACAAGAGAATCAATTACTTCATCTGCTCTTGTGACTTCTTCTATTCTGTCAATTAAAAATTCTTTAACGATACCCGTTCCATCATTTCTTTCTTCGGATTGAACGATATCAATTGTTAATTTTTCTCCACCTTGAAAATCGTATCCTTGAATAAGATTAACATTATCAACTATATTAAACTCTGCAGTCAAATAAGGTTTTTCAATGTGTTCGAATATTTGAAAAGATGATATTAAATTTTTTATATCAAAACTTATATCATTATTTCTACCACTGTTAGATAATACAGCTGATGAAATCTGATACTCAGATTGTTTCTCAATTCCTAATTCACTCAATTTATTCTCTTATTGCTTTTTTGTAACCCGAAACAATTGACGTTATTAAATTTGGTCTAATAACTCTAATTTGTTTTAAGCTTTCATTGACATTAAAGTACGATTGTTCATTAGTTATTTCATTTTTTGTACCACCGGGATCTAAAAGATTTCCGTTTCCATCTACACCTAAATCAACAATTCCGCCGGATGTGTCTGTATAATAATTAGCTGCTTGGTATTCTGCTGAAGTTGAAACTGCAGTGACACTTTCAAATACACCACTAGCATTTTGAGATGTCAAAGTTTCGCCAGCTGTAGTAAATGAAACGGTGCCTTCAACTACTATTTGACCGAGGTCTAAGTTTCTTCTTATAATCTTACCACTTGCACCAGATGTGTTACCAGTTACAGTTTGACCAACTTTAAACTTAGTTGAAATATTTTCACGTGTTGTTAAAACTGTATTAGGAAATATTTTTTTGATATATGTTTGAAATTCGGTGTTTGTGAGTGGCCAACCTTGTTGTCGTATATCATCATTGAGAAGATAGAATGTCCAATAATATAAAGGAGTATCATATAATTGCATGGACACTTGATCAGGTCTCATACCTTCTATTATAGTATAAAATGTTAGAAAAGATATATCGTCTTTTATTTGATCAACTATATCAACATATCGAGATAAATTTTGTGTTAACGTCGGTGTAGCTTCATTTCCAAAATTATAAAAGACATCTTGAAAGTCTTTAAAATATAACATTAATAACCTCCATCAATATCTTTTTTATCAAGTGTTTTGTGTTCAACAAACGATAACGTTAAGTCAACTTCATTTGGTGCACCATCTCTTCGCATAGCACCTCCAGTTGGATTTATCGTTGTACTAACGTTACGCAAATAACATAAATGTATTTTTGGAATATTTCTATTTCGTGCATTTCTATATCTAAAATCTATTCTAAATAAATGAGGAAACTTAAATCCTATAGAAGCACCGCCTAAAGCTTCGATATCGTATGTTCCCGGATACATTTGTTTTCTAAAATGTTTAACTATTTCTTTAATGACATTGCTTTCATATTGTGACTTAGGAATCATTTTAAATTGAAATGTAAATTCTCTCAATGCTACACCTCCAAACATAGCTCTCATATTTGGATTTACTATTGTTCTGTTTTGTAGTGTTAACGCGTTAGCAATGCCAGTATTTAAAACACCAACCTTATCGATAAGCCTTGCTGCACCAACACGCAAACCGGCTTCAGTTAAATCTTGATTGCCTTGTATAACATCGAATATACTCTTTCCACCTTGAACGAATGCACCAATCGTTGATTCTAAAGCACCTGCACCAGCATTAATTAATCCTTCTGTTGCTGCACCTAAAGCATTGAGAGGTGCGTTATCATACTGCGCATTATCATTAAATTGCATAGTTAGCGGAAAGTACATATCAACTACTGGTGCATTAACTTTAACAGGTTTTAATCCGCCTGAAAACAATCTGACTTTTTCCTCTGCAGCTTTAAGCGATGTGTTTTTATCTGATTGTCTTTTTTTATAATTACCCGTGCCTGAAGTACTTTCACCTTGTTGTTCAGTTCTAGATTTAGATGTGGCTTCTCCACCTGCAGCTGGAACATTTCTTCCGCGATTATCAAGGTAAGCTCCACTGCCTCTACTTCCTACAGCTAAGCCCTCTTCTTCTTCACCACCTAAATTACTAGTTCTTTGATCTTCTGATAATGGAGTTCCACCTGCAGCATTTTTTAAATTATCATTAGCAATTTTTGCAAACCTTTTCATTGATTCACCATCTTTAGGTTTGAATGTCATAACAGTAAATTTAACTCTCGCTTGATATGCAGGATTTTCTGTTTCTAAAGGATACTTTAAATCAGCACCTCTTCCAGCACCGAAGAACTCACCTAGTATACCTTGTAAACGACTACCCATATTTCTCATGGTATCTTGTAAGTCAGTAAAGTCTACATTTCTGATTTGATTTCCTACTTCATCAATTGATGTTTGTGGTATTTTTGGTCCTGCACCGCCAAATGCATCTATACCCGGAAAGTTATTGGAAGATTGTACTTCTCCCATGCCGCCTACTTTATTGAGTCCTGTTGTTGGTACTCCAGTTAATCCTATATCTGACATGTGAAATCCTTATAGATATATTAAATATTATTTTTCTATTTATAACAAAAAACATGGCTTATTCTGGTAGATATTCAATCAAAAATGCATCCAAATATAAAGGTGACGTCACTAATATAATATATAGGTCTTTATGGGAGAAGGCTGTATTTCAGTGGTGTGATAAGAATCCTAAAGTAAAGCAATGGAGTTCAGAAGAAATAGTGATACCTTACTACTACGAAGTTGATAAAAAGTATCACAGATATTTTGTTGACATGAAAATAGTATTTGAAGATAAAACACTCTTAGTAGAAATCAAACCAGAAAAAGAAACGTTACCACCTACAGGTCCAAAACGCACTAAACAATATATTGCTGAAGGTTTATCATACGTAAAGAACATGAATAAATGGGAAGCTGCTAATGATTATGCAAAAGATCGCGGTTGGCAGTTTCAAATATGGACGGAGAAAACATTGCAAGAAATGAAGTTATTACAAGGACCGGTGCCCGGCAAATTAGGTAAATTCAAACCATACAAACCTTTTCGAAAAAAGCGTAGAAAAAAGTTATAAATAGTCTTATGAGTAATTGTTTTCATTTAGCTGTAGAAGGTGGGAAGTTGGATTTAACACTTCCATTCTACACAACTGTATTAGGCTGTAAGCTTGGACCTTATGAAGAGGGTAAATGGCAGGACATTGATTTCTGGGGTAATGAACTAACACTACATGAAAGTGAACCGAGAAAACAAAAATCATCTGATAGGGAAAGACATGATGTTGATATGGGTGCAGTGTGTGTACCACACTTTGGTGTTCATTTACCATGGGACATATATTCGAAAGTTAAGAAAAATGTAGAAGCATCTGTAGGATTTTATGATAAACCGTACGTAAGGTTTGAAGGTAAAGATACACAACAAGAGACATTCTTTGTTGAAGATCCAAACTTTAATATGTTAGAGATTAAGAGTATACAAGGAACATACTATGAGTAATCTTTTTCAAAAACTTGAACTTGAAGCTTTTCGTGCTGGCATCAATCCACGTACAGAAGAATCACGTCAATGGTTTAGAAGAAGAGTACAAAGACTTACAAGAATAAATCGTGATGCATTGATGAGAGAAGAAGAAATAAATCGTAGAGCATCACACAGTTATGGTTCTATGTTCATGTATTTTTATGATCCGAAACATAAAGATAAGTTACCATATTACGATAGATTTCCGTTAACAATACCTATTGAACCTGCTGATGGTGGATTTCGTGGACTTAATCTACATTACCTTCCACCAGTTTTAAGAGCCAAGTTTTTAGATGCATTATTAAATGTAACTAATAATAAAAAATATGATGAAACTACAAAGTTTAGATTAACATATAGATTATTAAGTGGTGCTCGAAATATGAGATATTTTAAACCTTGTTTAAAACACTATTTGCTTGCACACGTTAGATCAAGATTTGCAGAAGTACCAGCACCAGAATGGGAGATTGCAACATTTCTACCTACAGCACAATGGACTAAAGCATCTGCAGGAAGAGTTTATCAAGATTCTAGAAAGGCTATAAATGGCTAATACTATTGAAGATCTTAAAGCTTTAGTAAATACTAAACTAGGTTTTGCTAGGCCAAATAAATTTTTAGTTACATTACCTACTGTAGGTGTAGGAGGAGGCTTGCTATCAGGAATAATAGGAGCATTCAGCGGTATGGGTGGCGGTGCAAGTCCAAGAGAGTTAAATATACTATGCTCAAACGTTACTATGCCGGGTAAACAAATACTTACTAATGACAGAAGAATAGGTATGGAGTTTCAAAAGGTAGCTTATGGTTATGCAGTTGATGATGTGACCATGACCTTTTACTTAATGAATGATTATGGTGTGAAAGATTATTTTGATAGTTGGAGAAGTACAATACTCGATGAAGAAGGACAAGAGTCCAACTATAAAAATGAATATGCTAAAACTGTAACGATACACCAGTTAAGACAACCATTGAAAGGTTTTAGCAAACAAGTAGGTCCAATAAGATTTAATGCAGGATTAGGTGGAGGAAGTGTTTATTCAGTAAACTTAATTGAGGCGTTTCCAATAGCAACTAGTGCAATTGAATTAAATAATGACCTTGACGGCTTAGTGCAATTACAAGTAACATTTGCATATACGAACTGGAAGAGAGCCAGAGGTGGCCAAAACTTTATCAACATGGATATTGATACGCCTTTAGGTGGAATTGATATAATATAGGAGTGAATAAATGAGCTTATTGCCAAAACTAAATAATGTTCCAAAGTATAACATTACAATACCTTCAAACAATAGAGAAATATCTGTAAGACCTTTTTTAGTTAAAGAAGAAAAAATAATGTTAATAGCTTTAGAATCACAAGATCCAAAACAAATTGCAAGTGGTGTTTTGGATACTGTAAGATCTTGTATACTAGATGATGTAAGTGTGGACTCACTTACTTCATATGATATAGAATATCTATTTTTACAACTAAGGTGTAAATCAGTAGGTGAAATAACAGACTTATTATTGAAGTGTAATAGTTGTGAGCATGAAAATAAAGTTAGTTTTAACTTAAATGATATTAAAATGAATGTTAAAACTGTTCAAAATAAAATTAAAGTTACAGATGATATTGCATTAGAAATGAAGCATCCATCTTTTATATCATTGGCAAATAATGAGAATATAGTTGGTGAACAAACAACCACAACAGATCAAATATTTTCATTGATTAAAGAGTCAGTTGTTGCAGTTATGAGTGGCGATGATAGAATTGATATGAAAGAAGTACAACTTAGCGAGTTTCAAGAATTTCTAGAATCTATGACTCAACAACAGTTTAATAGTATTAGAAATTATATTGAAAATATTCCAAAACTCACTCATAATATTAATTTTCAATGTGAAAAGTGTAATGAAGATAATACAATTACAGTGGAAGGACTGCAAAGTTTTTTATAGTTAGTCTATCTCACACATCGTTGCAGAATCATTATAAAACTAATTTTGATTTAATGCAACATCATAAATATTCATTGAGTGAGATAGACGGATTAATACCATGGGAAAGAGACGTATATGTTAATATGTTAGTAGATTATCTTAAAGAAGAAGAAATGAAGATGAGAGAATCACAAAGAGGGTAGTTAAATGGCACCAAGAAAAACTCTAAACGATGTTGTTGAACAATTAAAAGCTAACAACGAAACAACAGTTGACATCAACACCGGTATTGCAGGTTTAGAAAATCAGTTTGGAAAGTTCTTTGCAGATTTAAAAAGACAACAATTAGAAGATAGTAGAGAAGCTAAAGCATCACGACAAACTGCTAATGTTGCACCTGTTACAGATAAAGGATCTGGCGGTGGCGGCGGAATGTTTTCTGGATTGAAAAAACTTGGTTTTTTAGGTGGATTAGGTATGTTAGCGTCGGGTATTGGTTCAGCTGCTGTAAAAATATTATCAGCTTTAGGGCCAGCTGGCGTTGGTCTTGGTGCTTTCTTTCTAGGTTTGGCTGGTGCTGAAGCTATAATAAAAAGATTTGCATCAGCTGATGCTGGTGAAGGTATAAAAAACTTATTAATTAATTTATCAGAAGGTTTAGGCTCATTTAGTAAAAAATCATTTGTTGCTCTTGGTACAGTATTAGCCGCAGGTGTCATATTTCCCGGAAAAACTGCTAAAGGCCTAGCCGCTGTTGGAATAGGTCTAGGTGGATTTCTTTTAGGATTAGCAGGTTCAGATAAATTAATGCAAATGATAAATGGCGATGGTGGTGAAAATATAAAAAAATTACTTCAAAACTTAGCCGAAGGTTTAGGCGCATTTAGCACAGAATCATTTGTAGCTTTAGGAGCATTGCTTGGAACTGGTGCATTATTTGGTGCAATACCCGGTGGAGCTGCGATAGCTGGCGGTGTAGCAGTTGGTATCGCTGCCATTGGTGCTGGTATTGGCGCTTTTTTACTTGCTTTAGGTGGAGTTACAAAATTTGCTTCACTATTTGGTATTGATGGAACTGCACTGAAAGTTTTACTAAAAAATATGGCTGAAGGGTTAAATGAGCTTACCAATATAGAAGAGACTGACAAGTTATTAAAAAGAATTGCAGGATTAGGGTTAGTAGGTCCTGCAATACTTGCAGCTATAACTAGTTTTACTGCAGCTCAAGGTATTGATGGTTTGATAAACGGTGCTAAAAAAGTTATAAATTTTATAACTTTCGGTGCTGCCGGTTTAGAAGATCAAGCCACTGCTCGAAAGAGTATGATACGAAATCTTGTAGATGCTATGAAACCTTTACAAGAAATACCAAAAGATCTCGGTAATCAACTGGACACATTAGCAAAATCCCTTATAAAATTCATGAACTCTTTTAACACTATAGCTGATAACTTAAACGTAGAAAAATTTGGTAAGACCTTTTTAGTATTAGGTGAAACTTTAGCGATGACACGAAATTTAGTTTATGCTATGGCAAACGGTGGAGAATTTAAAAAACCAGGGATATTAAATAAGATAGCAGGACTTTTTGGTGGTGGAAAAATAGATTTTGGACCTGAAGGTGAAGGTGGTTTACTTAGCCCAACACTTAAAACAGATGACTTAGTAAAACAAGTAGAAAAGATTAATTTTGTGCTAGGAAAAACAAATGTCACTCCATCAACAGCACCGGCAATTGCACCATCAAATTATCCAGATAGAATACAAAATATGACTAGTGGAAATGAATCGGTCGTAGTCAATTCAGGTAATACGACTACAAATATAAGTAATGCTAGCGCCCTTGCTGTTGGTAGCTCGGGCGCTATTGATTTTAGAGATATTAGCGGTAAGCTGATATTAAATCCATCCGGGACTTAAGCGTCTTCCTTAGCTAACTTAGCAAAATAAGACATTGTATCTTCATCTTCTGAACTGACTTCTTCGGCAGTGACTGGTTCAACTGCTGCAATTGGATCATTCATCTTGACTTCTTCTTTAATAGCCATTGACCCCATTGAAGTCATATCTTCACCAAGAACTCTCATCAACTTAGTTTTAAGTTCATCATATGTCTTATAGTTCTTTGGATTAGTGAACTCGGTGATGTCGTGTAGTTGATTATATACACCTTCTAATTTAGCTTCATCACCTTCAAGGAAGGTCGCTGGTACAGAGAACTCGGACTTATCATAGTTTCTATAACCTTCAACATTTCTTATCTTTAATTTAAAGTCCGCACCTTCCCAAAAATCAAATGCATCCATTGGAGTTTCATCTGCAAATTCGGGATTCATTTTATCCATAATCTTATCGAAGATCTTCTTACCAAATTTATATAAGAATACCTTACCTTCGTTTTGAGGTGCTGATGGATCTTGAACTACATATATATTAGTCACATAATGTAATCTTCTTTTCTGAGCTCTTGCCTTTTCTTTATCG